TTATTAATATCCATAGGTGATTGTTGATTAGCTAGTGGATTTGAAGTTATTTCTTCTAAAAGAAGTGCTTCATAAGCTGCTTGTGCGTCAGCTGCTCTCTCATCACTATCATAATAAGCATTTTCTGCATTTAGTGCTACACCATCTGTAAATTGATCTGCGCTTTCATCATCAGATATGCGAGCATATCTTCTATTGTTATTAACTCCAATGTCAGGTAATATAAATGGTGTAGTAGGACTATTAGATGGTGCAAAGTTGTGTATTGGTTGGAATTCACAAGAAACATCTAAAATATGTGGGTATTCATTTAAGTCTTTATCTGCTCCCTCACTATCATATCTAATTTCCCAAGGGTAAGCTGTATTCCATCCTAAATTTATCGAAGTAAAGAAGCCAGGAATTTCATTCATCCAATCACCAATGGTTAAGCGAGAAAATACTCCTCGCATTCTTCTATTTTTATATTCAGGTGCCGTTTGGGCAACTAAGTAATTTAATTTCCTCCATAAAGGTTTTTGTTCATGTCTTGTTTGTGTATGGATTTTAAATCCAAAAGTTATTGAACGATCAAATCCCCCATATGTGTAGAATTTTTCAGCTCTACCATTATATTTGTAGGAATTCCACTCTCCCGAAAAACTATCTGCTACATTATCTAAGAGGGCCCTAAATAGAATTACATTATCATTAAGTGGATTGTCTGTGTCTACTACTGCTATTCTAAATTTAATGTAATCTTTAAATTCTCCTTCAAAACTTTGGAGGTCTTGTCTTTTAAATATATTTGCTGCAGATATTTTGTCTATGGTTCTTGAATTATAAGCTCCATATCCTTCCCCGTTATCCATTTTAATTCCGGGATCTCCCATTTTATATAAACCTATTCTAGTGCTTTTTACTTTATTTTTATAATTTTCTCCTTTATGATCTTTTCCATATGTTTTATAATCTGTGTATCTTGAAGTTCCTGAGTTAGCCTTAGTTGTGTTGGGACCCTGTCTTAAAGAAAATAAATCCTGATTAAATAAAGGCAAATATCCTCTATAGGGATCTGCTTGATATTTTTTAATTTCGGTATTTCCAATACCAAATGTTGAATGGGGACCTCCTGGGTAACTTAAAATTAAATCTTCTCTTCCTTCAAACCCACCATTATTTATATTAAAATATTTTCCATAAAGAGTAAAATCAGAAGTATCATCAATACCATTTTTTGCTAATTCTAATATTGAACTCTCATATTTGGGTCCACCACGTGAAGAATCATAATTAAATCCTGATTCTGTTTTTGTGTCTACTAAGCCGTCTTTTCTAAATCTGATACCTGCAGCTCCTGTTCCAGCTGTTAGTAATGTCATAGCACCGAGAAAATTAGATTGCCTATTTCTAGGTCCTTCCTTTAGTTTAGCTATAGTTTTTTGTAGAAATCCTGCGTCAGGATCAGTACTTTCACTTGAAGGTAAAATGGGACCTAAGGGATTTGTTTTTGCTAGGGCTATTTGTGCTGCTGACCAAGCTAGGCCATTTGGGCTAATTAAAACTTTACCTAATCTTACTACATCATCAATAGCAGATTTACCTAATGCTATAGCTCCACCTCTTACAAAATTATCAGTTACTTGGCCTATTAAATCTAATACCCCGTTAGTTTCTTTATTTACCTCTGGGAGATCTTTAATTATTAAGGGAGGATTATCCCCATAATCAAATGACCTTTGAAAAAAAGGAAGAGTAGAAATTGTCCCATCAAGGTGATTAACCGTGATTGAATTATTTTCTTCAGCGAGTAGGAGGAGATTTTTTAGAGCTATCGCCATTGAACATTAGTCAGGGAGATTGTCTGTGTAAAGATCTGGAGTTATTCCATCGTTATCTAATCCTGAAGGTTCAGAAACACCTCCATAAACTCCTTGATATGCTGGACCTACTAAGGATCTACCAGCTTGATCAACTAAGGGACCTCCGTGTAATTGTGATCCTGCTGGAATATTAAATGGGGATAAACCTCTTTCTATATCTGGGCCTGTGATTGAAAATGCTGGGCCTGTTTGGGATTCCATATCTCCTACGGGAGCGGTTTCTCCTTGAACTAAGTCGTGAATTGATCGTAAATTTTTTAATGACATGATTGTGTTGTTTTGTTATAAATATTAAGCAAATGTAGGGGTCGCTTGAAGTGCTTGAGTTCCTCCTAATCCTTTTTTTCCTCTACTATTAGATGCGGCAAATGCATCCCAACTATTTTGAACTACTATGGGTTGTGATGAAGCTTTAGCACTACTAGGTCCAACTTGGACGTTATCACCTGGTGTTGTACTAGCCATACCACCGTAATTATCCATAATTGTAAATGGACCTTTGCTTGATGGCGCGAATCCGTCTTTTACTTTAGATTTAGCTGAGCCTATCATAGTTAACATTGCTGCAACTCCAACACCCGCTGCAACCAAGCCCAAGGGACCTAAACTCATAGCACCTGCCCATATAGATAATATTGCTTTTGTCATCATTGGGACTAATCCCCCGGCCGCTGCTATTGCCGCTAATCCCATTTTTGCTGCAAATAAAGCTGCATATGCAGCTAGAGCAGTCATAACTCCTACTAATGGAGTTAAGAGCCCAGACATCCCTGCAAGAGATTCAAATATTTTGCCAAAAAACTCAACAACAGGTAATAATGATGCAGCTACATCACCTATTGTAGTTTGGAATTTTTCCATAGCTAAATTTCGTCTTTCTTCGGCATCGAGTTGTTCTAATTTATCTGCTAATTCACCTTTACCTTGGGCTCTTAGTTGCTTAGCATTCATACCCATAGTTTCTTGTTTGAATAACATATCTGCCATAGCATCTGTACTCATCCCCATAGATTTAGCTAATGCATCTTGTTGAAGAACATTCATTTTTGAAAATTCAGCATGTGTTCCTACATTTTTAGCTAATTCTGCAGCTACTGTTGCTTGATCTCCTGCTAAAGCTGCAGCTCTCATTCTTTCTAAATTTAACTGTTTACCTGTTAAAAGTTCTGCTTCTAATTCAGCTTCTATACTACTTTCAAAATCTAATTGTGCTTTACCAGCAGCTACTATATCCTCTAATTCTGCTCCTAATAATTTAGCAGCGGTTACGGCTTTTGCTATTAATGCGGGGGTTGCTCCTAAATTTGCTCTTACTTGACCAGTAACTTTACCTGTTGCCTCTAATACTCCTTTCATATCAAGTTGGATACCTACTCCTCTTTGCATCTCATAAGATGCTCCTAATACGTTTTCCTCTACTTCTCTAAAACTTTTTCCTGAGTTTTGAGCTTGAAATGCTAAATTACCAGCAGCTTCAGCTGAAATTCCTACAATTTCTGTGAGTTTAGAAAAAGTAGTAAGCATATTGCCTGCAAATACAACACCCGTTCCTAATTGGGTATTAAGTGCAGCATTTGCTTTACCTATTCTTACTGAGTTAACTCTTATATCTTCTGATTGTATTGCAATTGCTGCGAAATTTTGCTTTACACCTATTGCTTCTGTTTTTGATAGATTAAGATTTTTGGCCATTTCTGTAGTCTCTTTATCAACAGCCATTAATTGGGTTATGAAAACATCTAATGCAGCATTCGCAGCCTTAAGAAGCTTAACGTTGACGGATGCTAATTTTATCTCACTTTTCTGTAGTCCTATCTTTTTAAGATGGGATGCCGCTGACGCATGATGGGCTTCATTTTCAAGTCCTATTTTAGCCATAAGGTCTTTATTAAGGCCTTTACCTGTTTTTAATCCAGCTAATAATGTTTTTTGTTCAGATGCCTTTAGTCCTTCTATGTTTTTGAGGATTTTCTTTTTGTATTCCTCATTATTACTAGATTTTTTGCCTAAATCATTACTTTCAGACATATTATTAGTTACACCCTGGGTAAGTTTAAAGGTTTTTTCTAAACTAGCATTTAATTCATTAATAAGATTTCCTACTTCAGCAAAGGTGTTTTTTAAATCTCCACCTGTCTTATTAATATCATCAAGTTTTTTCTTAGCCATAGGGTATTATTATCTGGTATAAATATAAAATAATTAAATTTTATTTCATCCTAGGTACAGCAGGCATTTTTTGCATATTTTGTCTAGAAGTATCCATAGCTTTTTGCTCTTCTTTATTACGTTCTTCATGAAGATCATTTATTTTTTTAATATGGTAACGCCTAATATGAATGGGCATAATATATACTTCAGAATATATAAAACCCCCATTCCCATAATACACTAAATCATGTATTTCTTGGTAAACTTGGAATTTATAATTCGGAGTCAGGCCAAAAAAACGTGATCCCAATTGGAACCCTGACCTCCTTTTCTCCAGCTTCTGTTTCAAGATTAAATAATAAATCTACATCAGGCTGGATTTCTTTGATGTATTGTCTTAATGCTCTAGCATCGCGTGCTAGTAATTGGGTATCTACAAACTCACGTATAGTTTTACTTTCGGACTCACCATCAACTGATAATATCATATGTTTTAACCGAGTGCTATATTCGGGAGATTCTCCTTTTTTAACTCTTTTAATCCCTTTAACTTCATTATCTATCTTTTTTTCATCACCATGAGTAAGGAGTTTAAAAGTAATAGTTTTTTTAGTTGTAGGAAGTGTAAATTCAAACCCATTTTGCCCTTTAGTTAAAAGATCCTTTTCATTTAATATTTTATCTTCTACTTCAGTAAGATCAACAGTGTGTTCCTCATCATCTATCTTAAAAGTATAATCTTTACCATATCCTAAAACACGGGCAGCAATCATAACTGCATTTTTATCACCTACTACTATATCATTGTAATCAATAGGAGTTACGATTAGAGATTTTAATAATTTATCTATTACGGTTCCATTCTTAATGTAACTTTCATTTGTAAGGATATCTTCTTCCTTAGCAGTCATATATTTCATTTCTAATACACCTTTTGAAAGAGGATTGTCTGGGGGGTAAATTAAACCTTTTGAAGGTAAAGTAACTTCCTCAGTGGGGAATAGTTGTTTATTTTCCATTTTATAACTTTTGTATGTTTGCATATACATATGTAAAAAAAAGAGGTGCTTGCGCACCTCTTCAATTTTTGTATGTAAATAATTTTAGTAATTTAGGATTGCATAATCCATAGCAATTGTTAAGCTAATTTCCATTGGGGTCGATGATGTCCAATCACCACTTCCAAATTCAGCACTAGTTATGTAAGCTCCTTTACAAATCCATTCTTCAACAACATCTCCAACAGGTCCTAGGGTATTAAATCTTACATCTTTTTTATAGAAGTCAGAGTAACCATCTCTACCTGTTACTGATTCATGATGGAGTCGAACCCATTCCATCACTGCTTGTGCTCCTGAAGGTGTTACTGGATCATATAATGTACAAGAAATTGGAGACCAATCGGATTTACCTTTAACTTTTCTTTTCACGTTAATGTGGTCAAGAACTACTTCTTCTGCTGTGTATTTTGGTTTTTCTGCGGTTTTTACAAGATATGCCGGAATGCCATCTATGTAAAATATAAATCTGTTTTGTAGCTTAGGTTCGTAAGCGGTAAAAAACATATCTGCTGAGCTAAGTATTGCCATTGTGTTGTTATTTTATTATAAATATAGAGTTTTTTAACTTTTAGTCATTAAATGTTGCTCCTGTTGGTTGTATTGTGTAATCTAGAATTATAAATTCAGCTGTTCTTGTTGGTTGAATAAATATTTGACCTACTAATTGGTTTCTATCTATAGCATCAGCTGTGTTGTTGCTTTCATCCATTACTACTCTAAAGGCAAATAATCCTTGTCTTTGTTGAACTGATTCTAAGAATGGATTAACTGC